TACAGTTGTAGTATGTCTTTCTCTTTCATCATCATGTTGTCCGTTACGTTCTAAACCAATAACAATATCACTAAGTTGTCCTATTGATGCAGAGCCACGTAATTGAGATAAGGAAGTTGCTGCTCCTTCTTCATGTCCTGCTGATGCAGGTCTTCTTAAATGAGATACCATAATTAAACAGATGTCTAACTCTTGTACAACTGTTCTAATCTTAGTCATGATTTCATCTAAAGCTCTACGTTCATCTCCGTTTTGTTGGTCTGAAACAATAATACTAACATGGTCAAGAACAAGATACTTACAATGTAAAACTTTCGCAAAGTATCTAATCCTACTTACAATAGAATCAATAGTATTAGAACCAAAATGGTCATAGAAAAATAATCTTTCTGTTCCTAAAGTATTATCAAAATACTTTTTAAAATCTTCTTTAGAAGTGTTGTTAAAATTTTCTGGAATATGTAAAGGTTTGTCAGCTTCTAAACTCATGAAAGATAAACCACTACGTTTAACAGACTCTTCCATAAACATCATTCCAATATTATCAGGAGTATTTTTAAATACGTGCCATATTAATTCTCTAACAAACTGTGACTTACCTAATCCAGAACCAGCAGTTAGTGTAACTAATTCTCCTTTTCTTAAACCATAAGTAAGTTTTTGTAATCCTTGAAAGGGGTAATTAACAGAAGCTTCTGTGACTCCTTTGTTAATTATATCCCACATATTTTTACCAGAGACAATGCCTTCAGGTGTATAGGTCTTAGCGTTCCACCAGTCTTCTAAAAATATTTTTTGTTTTGATTTAGATAGATATTCATTAGCATCTTTAAATCTCATAGGCATAATCTTTGCTTTAGGAGATAACATCTCTGCAGCTTTTATAGCAGCTTTCTTACCAGCTTCATCATTATCAAAACAGATGATGATATTATCATAAGACATAAGATAATCATAACTATCAGCAATATCTTTACTAGCTGAAGCAGCCCCATTACGAATAGAAACAACACTCCATTTACTTCCAAGCATTTGATAAGCAGACGCTGCATCAATTTCACCCTCACAAATTGTAATATATTTACCATTTTCTCTAAAAGCTTGTTGTCCAAACAGACCAGCTTGTTGAATTTTACCTTCAGAAAAGAAAGCTTTCTTCTCTAAGTTACGTACTTTATTAGCTACGTGTTCTCCATCTTCATTATAATAAGGGTAATAATGCTTTGTACCATTTAAAGTGATACCATATTTTTCACAAGTATCTTCTTTAATATTTCTATCTGTAATAGGTTTAATAGTTCCTATGCTTAAAGGTTTATTAGTAGAAGTATCTGTATGTAATTGCATTTCTTTCTCCTCATTTGTAGGTGGACTCCAATAGGTACAGTCTGGAGTAAAACATTTCTCACTTCCATTATCAAATAGTGCTAAGTTATCTTTGCTACCACACTTAGGGCAAGGCATATGTAAGGTTGTCATAATAATCTCTTTTCATCTGTAATATCAGGAACATTGGGTAAGCGTTGTACTGATGTTAAATATCTATCTCCTTCCTTGTATTTAAAGATTCTCATGTGTGGATAACAACTCCATTTATGTGAGCAGTATACACAATTTTTATTTAATTTCATATTACCAGATTTACCATCTGGTTCTGGATAGTAACAAGGAATAGGTTTCTCATTACTATTAATAACTTCTTTGATTTCTTTTATTCGTTTGCTGGCATCTATTAATGCTAACTCATCTAATTGTACAAGAGCAAGTTCTCCAGTAACTTTATTAACACCTAAAAGAAATCCTTTATCTTTACCTTCAGCTTGAGCGTAACCACTTACTTGTTCAACATAACCAAAGGGGTCATCATTTTCTATATTACCTGTTTTAAATTTTCTAAATGAAAAGTTACTTGCAGATTTAATATCTACAACTTCATCATCTATCTTACAATCCATATGTCCGAGGACACCTTCTAACGAAACTTCTTTCTGTAAAGAATCTACTTTATGTCCAGACTCTTTAGCTAACAAAATAATTAACTCTTCTATAATAGAACCATATAAAAATTTTATTAAGGTAGCTCCAGAAAAAGAATTATTCTCGGCTGGTTCATGTATGTCTAGCCATATTTTACGATTAGGTCTACCAATAGAAGACATACGAATTGTCTTACTATCAGTAGCCTTTCTTTCTTTTTCTAAAAATTCTATAATAACATTTTTAATACCATCAAGAAAACCATTTAAGTTATCTTCATTGATTTTCTTTTTATCATTCATTCTATCGTAGATATGATTTACTAATTGTGAAATGTGCATAGTAGCCCCTTTCCCTCGCTTCAACTATACGTCTTGGTCATTCGTACTCTTACCTGTACATCGCAAGCCCATTTAAAATTTACGCTAACTCTTCATCAAAATCTGAATCTTCGTTACCGTACTTTACTAAGTCAACAATCTGTACCTTATTTAGATACAGAGAAGTACCATACTTATCAACCATTGGATGATTTTTGTTAAAAGCAACTCTAACTTTTACACTACTACCATTACCAATAAGTGATTCGCTATCAAAAGGTTTCTTATCAGAATCCATAACTGGAACAGAAAACTTAGAACGAGCTGTGATAAAGTCTCCTCTATCATCATTGTCTTTGCTTTTCAGTTTGACACCGTTCTCTTTGAGTAACTCTTTAGTTTCCTCAGAAAGATTACCAATGTCCATTTGGTACTTATCGCTATACTCATCTTTCTTGTTGAGTTTACTCCAATAAGCTTTGCCTTCAATTACAGCAGTCTCTCTTTGTGCAGCCATCATGGTGCATCCTTTCGTCTAAGGGTTAAAATTAAATACTACTTTACTACACTACTACACTTTTTGCAAATTTATTTATCTGCAAAAATTCTATCATAATTTTTTCTATATACATTAGAAGTATATTTTTGTCTTTCTTTTCGAGCCGAAGGTATTGAAAAACGTGGTGATACATTTTGATTTTTAGAGGGTTTTAACTTCTTTCTATTGCTTGTTTTCTTTAGTCTCACTTTACTCTCCTTTCTTCTAGCTCTCCTATTCTCCAATAGTACCGAGGCTTAGTTCCTTTATGGCTTTCAATTAAAAGAGCAGGATTATCTCCTGTATCTTCCCAATATTGTTTACCAGTATATTCCCATTCATATCCTTCTTCTTTTAATTCTTCTACTCTATTAAAAAATTCTGAGTTAGACGTTGCTACAACAGACCAACCTAAAAGTATTGCTATTATTATATCCAATTATAAATCCCCCATAATCCAGCAGTTAAGTAACAAATTTCCATTAACATTCTTGGTGTATCTTTATCTTGTTTAGCAAACCAAATCCACGCTAAACAGGACAATGAAGAAACACCCCACCCAATCCATTGTAAATGAACATGACCAGATGTTAGTAACAGTAGAGCAGCTACCGCTCCTATAAAAGCTATCCAACGATACATACTTAATATCCTATCTCCACTCTTCAGGAAGGTCAAAATCAAAACTAGTATCTTCTATTTTTCTTTCTAAAAGTTTGTTAAGAACTTCTTTTGAAAATAAAAGAGACATACTTACTACAAAACCTATTGAATTTCCTTCTGTATTTGAACCATTTGGAATCCTTATTAAGTGTTTGTAATTTAACTCTTCTTGTATTTTAAATAATGCATTATGTTTTGAAGGTTTACCATCTACCAATAAAAGTTTTCTTAAAAATTCAATACTTGTGTGAAGAATACCAATAGGATGTACTCGGTGTACCCATATCTTTGCTTTAGTAGATATAAGACCACTAGGACCATTCCAATTATTAAATTCAATAAAACAATTTCCATAAGTAGGAAGTTTTTTATCTTCTTTTATTTCAAGTTTTTCTTGAGTAAAATTGTAAGCCATTTTTCTTGCAAGCTCAGTTCCTTCGTCATATAAATGTTTTTTTGTTTTGTTAACTGCTCCTATGTTATGTAAATGTTCTGAAATTTTTCAGCAATCTACATCAAAATCTTTTCTTTCTTTTATAGTTGGTTCAAAAGGAAGACGTTCTTGTTTAAGTAAAGGTTTATTCATTATAAACTCCTAGTGTGTTTCAGCCCAAGATGTTCCTACTTTGGCATCCGCATTAAGTTGTATGTGCATATTAAAAAAATCAGACACCTTGCTTATGCACGGGTCAGCAAGGTTTACAAGTTCCTCCGCATGGTCTTTTCTTACTTCGTATTGTTGTTCATCATGAATAGTATTAACTAAGTGTGCATCTAGTTTTCTTTTCATAATCTCTTCATCTAAAAATATAGACCATTGCTTACAACAGATAGCACCAGCTCCTTGGAGTAAACTATTTAAAGCTTTTCTTGGTTGTCTAATCATTAGTCTTCTTCCATCTATGCCACGTATGTATCCTCTCTTCGCAGCTTTCTCTACATTTCTTATGAGATTAGCTAACTTAGGAACATTAGACAAGAACTTTGTTCGTAATTGTTTTCCTTGTTCAACAGAACCATTAACAATAGTACCTAATTTTTTATCTGAAGCACCATAATTAAAAGCATAGATAAAAGTTTTTGCATCAGCTCTTGTTGGTAGACCAGCGAGTTTCTGATTGTAAGCATGAGGGTCTCCACTAACTACCTCATGAGAATACTCATCATCTTTCATATAGTTTGCTAACATTCTTAACTCTAAACCTTTCGCATCCATTCCTACTAAAACGTATTCATCATCAGGTACTGTCCAACAACTACGAAACTCATACCCATAAGGTTTATCATTAGCTACAATGTTTGCCATGTTAGGGTTTCTATGGGTCATTCTTCCTGTAACAGCACCCATAGTATAAACATCTCCATGTACTCTAAAGCTATCATCTACTACATCTAACCATGCTTCAATAGTCTTGGCTCTAGTCGTTAACATCTTCCACTTTGATAATTTTTGTAAACCTTCTGGTGCTTTATCAGATATAGTTTCTAAGTTTGTTTCTGTAATCTTAGGTGAACCTTTAGGAGTAAACTGTGTAGGCTTCCAACCATATTGATTCAACCTATCTATAATTTGTTTAGGACTAGCAAGATTAAACTTTTGAAACTCAATAATACTAAAGCAGCCACCTACATTTTCTATTTTTTGCAAACCTATACTGGACAACGTACCGTCTTTTTTAATACGAGGTGTAACTTCTTTTATTAATTTTGGTTTAAGAGGAACTTGGGTAAGAATATCCTTCTCAATTTGATTTGCTTCTTCTTTAATTGTTGTCATTAAGTTGTGAGCTTTTTTAACATCTAAATAAAAGCCCCTTCTTTGCTGTCTATTTATTACATGACGTATCTTGTGTTCTAAAATAATAGATTTAAAAGAAAAATCTTTTCTCTCTGTTGTCATTAAATAATTATACAGCTTACCTGTAATTTCTACATCCATCTTACAATAGGTTAACATCTCTTCAGAAAATTCTGAGAAGTCATCAAAGTCTATCTTCTTCATGCCTACCAATGGAGCTAATGCTGATAAGCTATGCTTCCCTTCTCTATCAGGATTAAATAACTGAGAAAGAACTAAGGTATCTCTAATTTTATTTACTGGAATAGTAAAGTTCCAGAGCTTATTAAGTATTGGAGCATCAAAAGAAAGAATATTATGTCCAACAAAGTAATCATATTTTTTTAACTCCAGTAAAAGTTTATCAGGTTCTCTATAAAAAGAAACGTCACCTGTTTGTAAATCTTTGGTGACGCATACGTGTATTTTACTGGCATCTAAAGCATCTGTTTCAATGTCTAATACCAATACTTTTTCTTCCATCTAACTATCCAATTTCAAATAAGTTTCCTTTATATTATTTAACTTAGCTTTATCTAAAGCCTCTTCTTTTGTTTTCGCAACCCCTACTACTACCCACTTATAAGGAGAATTAAAATAACTTTCCTTTGCTTTGTTATACATTCTCCATTGTTGTTCATTCCAGTTTTCAATTAAAGATAAATGCATCTTAGCCCATACCTTAAAGACACCACTTATCTTTTCATAAACAACTTCAGATTTCTTTATCATCTTTTTATGTTTTAAATATTTTGTAATTAAATCAGTCATCATACCCTATAGGTTGTTTAAGGTTCTTTATAATACTTATCTTTATCATTTAACAAATGTTATCCTTATAGGTAACATCTAATTGTGTCAATATCAAGGCAAATATGTTGTATTATTGCATCACTTTGTTATAAAGATACTGAATGAACCATTTATTATCAAATAATAGAGCAGTTAAAGCATTTGATTGTGTTAAAACAAATCTTTCTTCTACATCTTCATCTGATAAAGCTCCTCCTTTTCCTGTTTCTCCAATGTCTTGTACAATAGCATGAAATACTTCATGAAGAAGTGTATTTATTTCATCTCTTACACTAAGTTTATCTTGTAAGTCTATGGTAGAATTACGTTCTTCATACTGACCATACTCTTCACACATATGATGTTTATTAAAATTAGGTGGAGTAACTTTTATTTTAACTATTCTATACCCAAGTTTAATTTCCTTGTTATGTAAATAATTTGTTTCTGTTTTTTTAATTGCCATATCGTAACCTTTCTTGAACTACATTACTCCTTTTGAATTAAAATAGTCAACAACTTTAACTAAATTCTTTTGAAATTCTTTTGTTTCATAAGGACATCCTGTTATACCACAAGGAAATATGGCAGGTTTACCTTCTGTTTTATCCCAACAATGTATTGTACAAACAGAACAACGTCCTGTAATTTTACCATATTCTTTTTTAACTTTCATATTACACTCCTGTTACTAATTATGAGGAAAGGTTATTCTAAGTTGTGTTGTCTTTTTTAATTTTAAACTTCTAGTAACTTCTTGTTTCATATTCGGACCAAGCTCATCAATTTCCCAATCTTCCCAATGCACTTGATTCAAATATTTTGCATACTTTTTTCTTATTTTATTTTGTACATACTCTCGTTTATCTCTTATTAAATCAAAAGGTTCTGCACCTGCCATTCTGTTACACTCTGAACAAGAAGGAACAAGAGATAATCCTTGTCCTAATGCGTCTATTGTTTCTTCATCAGTTGTATCTAATTTTGAAACAACGTCTAAAGGCATCACATGGTCTAACTCTGTAGCTTTTTCACCACAATAAACACAATCATTAAACCATTTAAACTTACGATTATATATTTGATTATAGATGTTTTCTTTTACTGTTCTTTTCATACTAATCTCCATAAAGTCTATCGAAAATATATTGATGTTCTGTATCTTCTAAGAAGTCTTTCATTATTGACCTTGCAATATCTTGATACTCTTCTTGACTATACCTTTCTATATTAATGGTGTTAATAATTTCCATTACTCGTTCAAACTTTGCAGCTAAATCAAAGTATAACGTCTTGTAATCTATAGGTTTATTCATCATTATCTCCTTCCTCATTTGGTTGCATTGTTTCTCCAACTCCTTCACATTCATAACAGTCTATGACTCTCCAATCTGGAGGTTGACTATTAAAAATTTCTGTTTCAATTTCACCTATACCATCACATTCTTCACACTTTTGCATAGCCCATGTATCTATCATTTAATTAATCCTTTTTGTTTTCTTTTTTGTTAGTAATAAAATCATTAATCATTTCTTTAAATACTACACCAGTAAACACACCTACTAAAAATATTGTTATTGAGTAAAACATAAATGCAAGACTACTCATCTCATTCCTCCATTTGCTTTTGTATATTTCTCGCCATGCACCAATATGTTTCTTTATGAATTACATGGTGGTCTTTTTTCTGTATATAAATTCTTAAAAATTTAGATAAAGGTATTGGTTGACCTCGAGTATATTTCTTCCACCCACCATTAGGCTTTTCACTATCAATTAGATGCTGACCTTTCACCCTAAATGTATAAACATCTTTGTTAAAATATTTTTTCATCAACCTAACTAACTCTTTACCTTCATCATTGTTAGGTATGTGAGAGAATACATAATTATATTTTTGCATCTTTAATTCCTTTCAATATATGAGCTATAACATCTACAGTAAAACCATTACCAAGCATCTTATACCTCTGTGTGTTGCTTACATCTTTGTCTGTGTACCCATCAGGCAATGTTTGTAGTCTTTCACATTCGAGAGGTATAAGTTTTCTCCAATGTAATTTATCTGGACACGCAATCTTTGGTTCTCTATGTCCACCTTGCATAGTAGTTAGTGTAGGTGCTTTACCATCAATTCCATATACTCTTTTAATAATATCATATCCCTTTATATCAGCTTCTCCAACTTGATTACAACCACTTCCAAAAACTAATTGCCTTCTTTTCTTTCCAAAGTATTGCTTCATGTTACCACCTTTGAAATAGTTAGCATCAAGACAATAGGATTTATTTCTATCTACACACCCACATTCTATTATATCTTTCAATAAGATACCTTTATCTTCTGGCATCTCAACAGGAATGTTTGTCCAATATAATCTAACTCTATTTTGAGCTGATAGTAAACTACTATTTATTTCTATAGGTTCTACTCCAAGATGTTCTGATATAATATCTTGATGTTCTTTTTTCATTCGTACATTTTCAAGTAGAAAGTATTTAGGTTTTAATAAGTTCTTTAGTTTTACAAACTCAAAAAACAATTTGCTTCGTGGGTCGTCAAAGTTTAATTGCTTCCCTGCAAAACTAAATCCTTGACACGGACTACCACCTATCATTATGTCCACCTTTGGATATTTATGTTCTGTCCAAAGACGCTCACACTTGGTTACATCTCCTATGTGATGTATGTCTGGGTAGTTTCTTTTGGCTACTTGGATAGCATACTTATCTATCTCACTTGCCATGTGCCACCTAACATTTATACCTGCTCTATCTAATGCAACTCTGTCCATAGAGCAACCAGAAAAAAGTGATAGTACATTGTACTTAGTCATTAGTTATATCCTCAATTTTAACATCATCATATCCATCATCAATCCATTCGTCATAATCTCTCTCCGCATCTTTATAATCTACATA